TCTCTCGATAACACCGTAAGCGACGGTGAAGGAAATGAAAAGAGCTGGCTTGATGACATGCCGGATGAATCCGCAGCTATCGCTGAATTAATGGAGGACGCAGAACTTCTTCGTGCCCTCTACGCAAAGCTGAACGAGCTGGACCCGGAAGGCCGTCTTATCTGCCAGCTTATTATGGAAGGAAAATCGGAACGTGACTGCGGCAAGGAAATGGGCCTCTCTCGTAATACATTCGTGTATCGCAGGGACAAGCTGTTCCAGAAGCTCCGCTCCGAGCTTAAGGACTACATCTAATATGAATGGTCGTCCTCTGATTTTTTAGGGGACGATTTTTCTTTTCAAAAACTTTTTTATATTTTTTCGGCCAAACGGCAATCTCACCTCCATTGAGTAGTGTAAGGCGAAACAAAGCGACCTACAGAAAGCGAGGTGAACATCGTGAAACAGACTTTTCACAACCGAAGCGGCACTGACGCAGAAGTGATTGCTACTCTCACTGCAATCAGTCAGGTATCCGCAAGAATGGCGAAGAATCTCAGAATCATCGCCGCACACAGACAATCCGAGGAAGGAGGAACAGAAAATGTCAAAAATGAGCGATATGGCTATGACCATCGAAGAGCTGAGAAATGCCGCCGCTGCTATTAACGATGTAGCAAACTGGCTCGCACAGCAGTTTGGAGGAGCATCCGAAGCTACTGAAAAAGCAGAAGCCCCTGCTGCTCCTGCGAAAACTGCATTGACCCTTGAGGAAGTTCGAGCTGTTCTGGCTGATAAATCTCGTGCCGGGCATACAGCTGAAATTCGAGAGCTTCTTAAAAAGTACGGTGCAAGCAAGTTGTCACTCGTAGACCCGAAACATTATGAAGCCCTGCTTAGGGAAGTGGAGGTGCTCTAATATGCCACCTAAAGGACATTCAATCCTCTCCGCATCATCTTCTGACCGCTGGCTCCACTGCCCACCGTCAGCAAGACTCTGCGAAACCTATGAGGATAAAGGTAGTGATTATGCTGCAGAAGGTACCGACGCACACGCTCTTTGTGAATACAAGCTCCTTAAAGCTCTCGGCATGGAAGCTACTGATCCAACCAAAAGTCTCGACTGGTACAACGCCGAAATGGAAGATTGTGCCACCGGGTACGCCAGCTTTATTATGGAGCTTTTGGAAGATGCCAAGCAGACCTGCTCCGATCCAGTTGTTCTGATTGAACAACGAGTGGACTTTTCCCGTTGGGTGGAACAAGGCTTCGGAACCTCAGATGCTATTCTCATCAGCGATGGAACTATGCATGTGATTGACTACAAACACGGTCTTGGAATACTTGTTTGCGCTGAAGACAATCCACAGATGAAATGCTACGCTCTTGGCGCTCTGGAGCTTTTCGATGATATTTATGACATCGATACGGTCAGCATGACCATCTACCAGCCCAGACGTCAGAACGTTTCTACCTATGAAGTCAGTAAGGATGACCTGTATCAGTGGGCCGATGAAGTTCTGAAGCCTACCGCAGACCTCGCCTTTGCCAGTGATGGAAACTTCCTGTGCGGTGAATGGTGCGGATTCTGTAAGGCAAAGCATGAATGCCGGGCCAGAGCAGAAGCCAATCTTCTACTCGCACAGCACGATTTCAAACTGCCACCACTGCTTACGGATTCAGAAATTGAAGTCATTCTTTCCCGTGTCGACGAGCTGGTCTCCTGGGCCAACGACATCAAGGAGTATGCACTCCAGCAGGCAATCAGCGGTAAAGAATGGACCGGTTGGAAGCTGGTCGAAGGTCGCTCTAATCGCAGATATACCAACGAAGCCGCTGTATCAAAGGCTGTCGAATCTGCTGGTTTTGACCCTTATGAAAAGAAGCTACTTGGTATCACTGCTATGCAAAAGCTACTCGGCAAATCTCGCTTCGAGGAACTCCTTGCAGCCTATATTGAAAAGCCACAAGGCAAACCTACTCTTGTGCCGGAAAGCGATAAACGCCCGGCAATGAACACAGCAAAAAATGATTTATGGAGGAATATGACAATGAGTAAAAATGTAAAAATGACAAATCCCATGAAGGTTATCACTGGTCCTAACACACGTTGGAGCTATGCCAACGTCTGGGAACCTAAATCCATCAACGGTGGCACTCCGAAATATAGTGTCAGCCTGATTATCCCAAAATCCGACACAAAGACTGTTGCAAAGATTGAAGCTGCTATCGAGGCTGCATACCGTGAAGGTGAAGCAAAGCTCAAGGGCAATGGTAAATCCGTACCTGCTCTTTCTGTACTTAAGACGCCTCTTCGTGACGGAGATCTTGAAAGACCGGACGATCCTGCATACGCTGGCAGCTTCTTTGTGAATGCAAATGCAACCTCTGCACCTGGTATCGTAGATGCAGACCGCAATCCTATCCTCACTCGTTCTGAGGTTTACTCTGGAATCTACGGTCGTGCCAGCATCAGTTTTTACGCTTTCAACAGCTCTGGCAATAAAGGCATCGCCTGTGGCCTTAACAATTTGCAGAAGATTCATGATGGCGAGCCTCTTGGCGGTAAGGCATCTGCTGAATCTGACTTTGCAACTGATAACGACGATGATTTTCTTGACTAATGGAGGTAGCAAACTATGGAGACAATCGTGATTAGCACAATTCTTGTAAACATCTGTATCGGCTGCTTCGCTTGCGTCGGTCTCACTACTGCAATCTCTATGATTCAGAGTATCATCAACGACCATAAACGTGAAAAGCGTGAGCAGGAAAAAGACAAGCGCGACCTCGAATACCACGAAAAGCGCATGAAAGACTTTAAGTAATCTATCAACCTGCTGGCGGTGGAACTCACTGCCGCCAGCACATTTTCTGACAAAAGGAGACAACCTATGAATGAATTTGCAGAAATCTTAAATCTATTTATTGCTAATGTCATCTCCTATACCTTTTTTGCGGCGGTATATGGCTTCATCATCTACAACGTAGGAAAAATCATTTTTTACCTTGTTAGTTATGCGGTATACCACATTCGTCGTGACATCAATAAATATAAATCCAATAAAGATAAACAGTAACAAGGCAGGCGGCAGGGATTTCTCTGCTGCCTGTTTTGTAGAAAGGACAATCTCATGAAAACACTTAGTATCGATATTGAAACCTACAGCGATGTGCCACTTCAGAAAACCGGAGTATATCGCTATGTAGAGTCACCTGATTTTGAAATCTTACTCTTTGCCTACAGTGTAGATAACCAGCCCGTTCAGGTCATTGATCTTGCCTGCGGAGAACAGATTCCAAAAGAAATCCTTCTTGCTCTAGAGGATGAATGTGTCATCAAGTGGGCCTTCAACGCTACCTTTGAACGCATCTGTCTTTCTCGTTTCTTAGGTTATCCGACCGGAGAATATCTGAAACCGGAAAGCTGGCGTTGCTCTATGATATGGTCCGCCACGATGGGGCTTCCACTCTCCTTGGAAGGTGTCACGAATCAAAAAGCGCTTTGATGTGAGAGAAATAAAGTCCAGCAAGGACATCACCGACTGGAATGCTGGAAAGATACCAGTCGCAGTCATTCATCCTGCATCTGCTGGTCATGGACTCAATCTACAGGCTGGCGGTTCCACCCTTATCTGGTTTGGTCTGACATGGTCACTGGAATTATATCAGCAGACCAACGCCCGACTTTGGAGACAGGGCCAAGCCGCCGGAACCGTGGTGATAGAGCATATCATCACAAAAGGAAAATACAAATCAACCACAATCGTTTTCTTGGATACACGAAAGACGCGGACGGCAACCTCATCATCGATCCAGAACAGGCAGAAATCGTAAAGCGCATTTATCGAGAATATTTAGAAGGTCTCAGTATGGACAAGATTGCTGCAGGCCTGGAGCGTGACGGTATCCTTACCGGTGCCGGAGGGGAAAAGTGGCACACAAGCACCATCAACAAAATTCTCCGAAACGAGAAATACATCGGTGATGCCCTGCTTCAAAAGACCTACACTACAGACTTTCTAAACAAGACCAGAGTTAAAAATAACGGTCTTGTTCCACAATACTATGTAGAAGGCGATCACGAAGCCATTATTCCGAAGAACATTTACCAGCAGATACAGGAAGAACTTGTCCGCAGACGAGTGGTAAAAACCAGTGACAATGGCAAAAAACGAAGCTACAGTTGCAATCACTGCTTCTCCCAAATCGTCATTTTCGGCGAATGCGGTGAAATGTTCCGAAGACTCCACTGGAACAATCGAGGCGTCAAATCAATTGTCTGGCGCTGCATCAGCAGGCTGGAATCCACCGGACTTGAATGCCACGCTCGAACCATCAATGAGCTGGTTCTTCAGGATGCCGTTGTCAATGCCATCAATCAATTACTCGGCGACAAAAATAACTATCAGGCACAGCTCCAGCTTAACATTGCCGCAGTCATCCGAGCTTCACAGGTAACAGCCATAGACAGCATTGACAAGAAGCTAATGGCCCTGCAACAGGAGCTGATTCAAAAAGCCAACAGTAAAGAGGACTACGACGAAATAGCGGATGAGATCTTCAGATTCCGAGAACTTCGTCAGAAAACCACTGTCGATACCGCCGCAAGGGATGAACAGATAAAGAGAATTAACGACTTGCAGGATTACATCTCACAGCAGACCGCCCTCCTTACTGAATTCGATGAATCACTGGTGCGACGCTGGATTAAGCAGATCACCATCTGGGATGACCGCATAATAGTTGAATTGAAATCTGGCGTCAGCATTGATGTGGATGCATAACTCTATAGATATACAATGGCTCCCCACCACTGGATAATTCCCGGTGATGGGGAGCCTTTTCATTTTATTTCAAATTTTCAATATTTAATTCCATGAACGTTAAAAAGTTAGTAGCATCTTTTAACAAACAGGAAAAGGTTTCTGCATAGTTTTCTTTTTTCACATCAAGCTTTTTCGTAATTTTTTGATATCCCTTTCCTTTACGATGTCCCGTTCCACTTGAACGTAACTCCTGTAGATTTCTCAAGAACTTAATATGCTCATTATAGTTTTCGATATTACTTTCACATAGCCAAGCTTCTATTTTTGAAATGCTACCTACAAGTTTTTCGTAATTACCAGTTAACCGTTTTGAAATGCTCTTTTCATTTAAAGAATCAATCAGTATTTTGACTAAAGAAAGAACCAGCATATCCATCTCAGTAATTGAATTATTTACTGGAACTCGTAATATTTCAAAATTATAAGCATCCTGCTCTGTTAATGATAAAAATAAAGGCCATCCATACTTTTCAGTGAAAACTCTATTTAATCGTGTATAAGCTTTCTTAAAAACAAAATCTGGAGACTCTGAGTCTGATGCAATACACATAAAATCTCTCTTTATTTTTGTTTTGCTCAATTTTCCTCCAATCGACTTGTTAAATCCCCTCCAATAATGCTGCTCGGCTTCACTTGGTAAATCTCTTCCTAAATCACCTAAATAAGCTGATACATAATCTGAATTACTATTATCAATATACAATGACCACAATACACCACATCGAATAATTCCATCTTCGACTTTATAAATTTCAGGTTTCGAATAATACTTATTCAGTACTGCACTGTCAAAATATACAGGTGTTAAATAGTGCGGCGCTGTTGGATTTGCCCCGAAGTAGTTGTTTAATTCTTTCGGATTACAAGTATGGCGTATTTCTTTTCCGTTCTCATCTATACCAATAATAAAATCAACATAAGTCTTTTCTTCATTATACGGCCAAATATTACTATCACATAAACTGCAACCTGAGACAACATTTTTTGCATAAATGATGGAATAATTTTTCCTTTTTAGTCCAGTTGATGTATTTCCG